GCAGCAGGTGGTGTAGAACCTGCAGCAGGCACTTTATTATCAACAATTTTTCCTAGAGTTTTTTGTTCAGGGAAAAGCATTTTCCCTATTGAAAATTTATTAGGATCTTCTTGTTGTGGTGCTAATACACCATAACCTTTTCCTTGCCCAGGTTGAGGAGCAGTAGTAGTAAGACCATTAACTCCAGGATAATATTTCTTAATACCTTTCTTCTTCATATCTATTAAAGGTTTTGCATAATCTTATACTGTGCATTAGAGAGAGATTTGTGAATCTCTGCAAATACAGGATTTAATTGTTCTCCATATAAGGTTCTAAATATAGAAGCTAGTTCTGCAAGTTTAGCTACAATCTCTTCTTTATTAATAGAAGGTTTAACTTCTACAGGAACATCTACTACAGGTACTATCTCTACTACAGAAGCAGGAGTTTCTACTACCTCAGGTACTATAACTTCTTCTACTTTCTCTACTTCTTTTTTTACTGAATTAGGCATATTTTATGTTTTTAATTTTATACGTTATTTACTTTTAGGCTTATACTTAAGAGCTTTCTTCTTAACAGCTATCTCTTCTTTCTTAAGAGCTAGTTTTTGTTGTTCTAACCTCATATTATCAGCATGTACTCTATTCTGTTGAGCATTCTCTCTAGCTTGCATTTCTTGTTGAACTTGCATCTTAGTTTTCTCCATCTCAAGTTTTTGAGTTTTCTCAACTTGCTCAAACTGTTGTTTAGATTGTTGTAAGGAAAGTTTAGTAGCTTCCATTACATCAGGAATAGCATTTTGATTAACATCAGGATTACTCATACCAACACTACCAAGTGCTCTTATCTCAGCTTCTCTAAGTCTAGCTTCTCTATCAAGTTGTCTTTGAGCCTCATCTCTATCCATCTTCTCTCTAGCAATTCTCTCATTACTCTCAATCTGTTGTTGTTGAGTAGCAGATTGTTGTTCCTGCATCTTCATCTTTCTTTCCTCAGATTGCTTAATAGAGGATTCTACTTCAGCAATAGAGTTAGATTTTAGTAAAGTAACAAAGTTAGAGAACTGTAAAGTACCAGAAGATATACCCTCCTTAGCAAGCCCCTTAAGTTGTTCTAGTATACCATTATCTTTAATACTATCAGATACATATAAACCAAAGTCAGTATTAAGAAGAGATTTAGTATTTAAGAGAGTCCTAGAGAACTCATCAAATACTAGCTTACCTTGCTCATTAGTAGCATAAGCTATCTTAGCTATTTCTAAAAGATGTTCTAAGACTTTCTCCTTAACCATAGAGTGCTCATGAAAGTATATCTCAGTTAAGGCATTACTCTGTACTACAGATCTTTCTACACCTCCTACAGTCTCAGAGCTATTAATCTGTCCTTTTCTCTGTCTGGAGATACCAGTAATATTCTCTACTGCTTCCTCAATCTTATTAAGCATTGAAAAGTAACCTTGTATAGAGTTACTTAGTGTCATATCAATTCCAGTAAACTGATTGAATTTGGAGATAGAGTTTGGATCTCCTTCTCTACCTTCCTCTGCTGAGTTTACAAATGCAATACCCAGAGTATCAAAGTAATACATCCATTGCTCTACTGTCCATCCTTTACTCTTTGGAATTTGAGCAATATCCATTACAAACTTCTTACCTTTTGCCTTAGCAAACTCTAACTCTAATCTGTACCAGATAATGTTATAGAGGTATTGATAAGGTTTAATAAGATCTACAAGAGATGTAGGTTTACTATTAATGTTATTAAAGATTCTACCAATGAATGGAAGTTTACACTTATAAGGATTATCTACTGTATTAAATTGGTAAGGACTCTCGTAAGCAAAGAAGATTGTTGGTCCAACTTGCACCCCAATCCATGTTCTAGGTATCCAGTTCCATTCAACTTTAATTTCCCCTTTAAGTTCTGCAGGTATCTTGAAACTCTCATCAACAACTTTCTTTTGTTCCTGTCCATTCTTATCAAGGTATGTAGCAGTACCAATCTTCTTCTCACTTTTCCAAGTAACAAGTTGCATAAGAATCTTAGTACCAGTATAGTTATAATGAGGATATGTTGTTGTAATAACCTCTGGAGATTGTCCATAAGAAGCAGTAGCATTAAAGATCTCAGCACTTCTTAAGTTCTCCTTATCCTTATCTGTTAATCTATCTCCAAACCAATCTAGTATTTGTCCTCTATCTAACCACATTCTACCTACTGCCCAATCACAATCCTCAATAAAGAGTGAGTCCTGGTTTTTATCACACTCAAAATGGATAGGGTTCCAAGGAATTAAGGTAGGTTCATTATTAAATATACCTGCATAGTATACTTCCTCTGCACAAGTAAGTGCATTTTGAAAACCTCTAACAAAATGATTCTTAAGTTTAAGAGACTTCTCAAGATGGTTAAGTAATTTGTTAGCAGTAATTTCTATATTATTAGTATAAGTATTAGTAAAGTATTTCTCTACTTCCTCAGGTGTTTCTGCTTCAGTCTTTTCTCCAAGAGCATTCTTAAGCATAGCCATATAAGAGTACTCTAATGCCTCCTTCTTTTCATTAAGGTATTGATTAAAACCCTCTCCTCCAGTAGAGACAACTTTGTATGTAAAAGGTCTCTTAAGTTCTTCACCAACCAACTGCAAAACTGAGCTCCTAACAATGTTATAATCTTGAAAGTTAGCAGGAAGATTACCAATACTATCATGTATATCAACACCATAAGGCTTAGTAACATAAGAAAAATCTTCAATATTAACAATTGAGTTAAAGAGATCATAATTAATTTGTTTAGCTTCTCTAGAAGTTCTGCTTCCAGAAAGATTAGAGTAAGCCCTACCTACAAGTGCTATAATACACTTCTTTTGCCAATCTAAGCTATCTTTAGTCCCCTGAGGGACTCTCTGTTCGGGGAGAGGTGGAATCATTAGTTACTAAATAATTTGGATGAGAAGAAATCCCTACCATTCCTCTTATACGAGTCTTTAAAAGCAGGTTGTATTTTAGTTAACTCTATACTTCTAATAAGTGCTAGAGAGAAGGATATAAATCTATCAAAGTTACCTCTACTATTATAAGAGATAAGTTCTTGTAGAAGTCCTATGGACTTAATCTTATAAACATTACTCTTACCATCTTCATACTCCTCTCTTAACCAGTTATTTACGTAAGTGATAAGTTCATTCTTAACAGAGGAATATGAATTGCCGACAACTCTGATCCCATAGGTATTTGTGTGTTGGTTAGAAGCAGCTTTGACCACACTTGGTGTTCTGGATAATAAATGCAACTTATGTTTATTCTCACAGTGAGTTTTGAAATTGTTGATGTTATTTTCATATAGACAGCTTGCATTATAATACTCTATTAGTAAGATACATTGATCATAAAACTCTTTAAAGTTCTGTGGTCTACCTGTATACTCAGCAACTGGTAAATCATGAGTTTCCTCACCAAGTGCATACCTCTTAAAGATAAATAGTGAGCCTAAAGAATCACTATAATTAGCTTCATCAGTAGCATATGGATCTAGTCCTCCAGTATATAAGTTGTACGATATACCAGGAGTAGGTTTCTCCCAAATCTGTATACAACCACTCTTATCAAATGTTTTATCTCTATACTCTAAAGGTCTAAGTGATAGGTCTGGTACAAACTCTGGGTTACCATTACTATCATAAGCCATCTTACCACAGATACCTTTATACTCATCTTTAGTCATACATAAGCCTAGTTGCCTTCTTAAGTCTTCTGTAGGAAATACATTATTAGAGATAATTTGGAAAGCCTCAGATGGTGACCAAGCATACTCAGTAGTATGTCTAAGATACTCATCAGGACTCTTTGCTTTAGCTTTCTTATTTTCTCTAAGTTTACTTAAGAGTTCTTTGGCCTTAGGTATATCAGAGTTACCACTCTTATCATAAGCCCCCTCATAATTCTGATACATAGGAAAGAAGAATCCTGCATTCTTATCTCTTAAATTTTCCTCATCCCATACATTCTCAAAAGGCATCATATTATAATTATCAGGATTATAATACATCTCAGCAAAGTCAATAGTACCACTATCCATATCACCACCAGTACCAAAGACAATCATCATTCCAGTATAATAATCACCTGCCTTAATAGAAGGTTCCATAGCATAATAACTCTCATTCCAATTAATGAAAGTACCAGCTTCTTCTACAATAATTTTTGATGCATCAGCTCCCCTTGCAGCATCAGGATTATTCATAAAGGATACACAAGTAATAGCACTTTGGTGACCTTTAGAGAGTTCTGTACCATCATCAGTATATTCTATATAACCACTCTTAATTCTACCATCAGCTATCTTATTAACTAGCCTACTTCTCTTAAAGGCAGGGCAGTTAGTATTTAAGTGGTTAAGCATATCCATAACCTTAGTAAAGATACCTATCTCTGAGAATAGATACTTCTTATCATAAGCAGCAACTAAGGTTAGACTCTTTTTTATAAAGGTATATTCCCAAGCTATAGTAGCAGCATTCTTATAAGAGAAACCTCTTCTCCTAGCTTTACCTACTATCATGCTCTTACCTCCTTCTGTCCATAAGACCTTGTTATTCAAGTGTAATTTGGGAAGAAATAGAGGATCTATACCATTCTCTGCTATCTCTAGAAACCAAAAATACTCATAATCACCATCCCAAAAGTCAGGAAGTAAGAATCCCTTAGATACTTTCCTTTTACCTCTGTTATCATCAGTAAGATTTACTTTATTAATGAGACAATAATTTAGATAGAAGTAATGTTTACCAGTTATCTTAGCACCAGATACTTCATAACCCTCCATACACCTAGTATACTCCTGATCCCAAAACCTATCAAATTCTAGTGTCCCAGGAAGAGCATCAGTATACCTACCAGTAGTAATGAACTGATTACCAGCCTCTCTAAAAGGTTCAGTGTTTACCCATATACCATTAGTGTTCCTTATTGTTCCCATTTGTTAATCTTTGCTCCTGCTCTTACCTTATTCTGTGCTACATTCTCAGATTCTACCTTTTCTTTAAGCCCCTCTAGTGTAGTTATTACTTGCAAAGTGTTCTTTAGTGCATCTGTAACCTCCTTAACTCTATAAACAGGGTTACCCTTAGCATCTAAGAGTGTATAATCTACATTTCTAAAGTAAGCTCTAGTCTGATTGGCAGCATGAATGGCATCTTGTAGATACCTCATGTTAAAAGTGTAATTTAAGTCCTTATATTTCTCAATAGCATCCTTTAATTCTTGAGTTAAGGTTAGATTTAAGTCCTTATTAAGAGCTGCTATCTTTTGTTCCTCATCATATGCTCTATAAGGAGAGTTATAATCAGCAAATAAGTACACATACTTAAAAGCTTGTATACCATTATCCTTTTTATACTTTTCATGTAGTGTTTTAAACTCCGGAACTAAAAGGCAACCCTCATGTAAGGTTACAGTAGCACTATTTATCTCTATTATTTTCATCTTTTAGTTGTATATATTTCTTATAAGTCTCTCTCTTACCTAATTTTCTAATAAAAGTACCAATATACCTTATAGTTATCTTAGGACTTCTATCTCTCATCTGCTTAGCAACAGCTAAGAAGGTATATTTAATGACAGTATTAACATCCTTGTACGGAAGTTGTAGATTATCAGCAACTTCCTTAATAATAAGGTTAAGCTTCACTGAAGATAAACTTAATATCTGCTAAGTATATACCACTTTTAAAGCCAGAAGTAGTAAGAAGACCTTTCTTCTTCAAGGAAGTCTTAATATTATTATAAGAAGCATCCTTTAGAGAGAGTTTATCCTTAATTCTCTTATTAGTCTTAGGGGAGTTTAACAACTCCCACGCAATTTGTGGTGTACTTTGCTCATTAAAAGTCTCATACTCTCTAAGTAACTCAGCAGCAACCTTTATCTCTGTCTCAGTTAAGTTAAAGTTAAGAGACATTACCTTCATATAGTTGTGATAGGTATCACCCTTCACTGCTATTAGTCTCTGTTTGTCCATTAGTAAAGGGGATTTCTAGTTGAAAGGAATTAAGTTCTTTTTTAAGCTGTTTCTCCTCAGCCTCATTAATCAAAGTCATAATCTCCTCAGGTGTTTCTAAGAAGTTAAACATTATATCCTCAGTTAAGCCTTGCATAATAGTAAACTTATGCTCAGTTATAGGAGATGTTTGGTCTCCTATAAGAACAAAAGAAGGTAAGATATTAAAAGCAAAGATTATATCCTTGTAAGAAAGATTTTCTCCCTCTATAACAGTCTCTCCAGCTTCTCTTAACATATCAGCAATATCACTATTAATAACTTTTCCTTTAGAATCTTTAAGAGAATCCTCAAATACTAATAGTTTTAATTTTATTTGTTTCATAGATATTCGTATTTATATTTGCAAATATAAGTATAAATATTATGAATAGGCAATACAGGAGAAAATTAGAAAAAGAAAGAAAGAAGGAGTATAATCTTTTCCTAAAGAAGAATAAAGCTTTCTTAGATAGTATTAAGGGAGAAGAGGGTACTCAACAAACATTAGAAAGAATTAAAGGGTTATTAGATAACTTTCAACAAGAAACTCAATATGCGAAATCAGAATAAAGAAATACTTACACTACCATCTATTCAAGAACAAGTAAAAACTTGGAAAGAAAAGAATCCTGAGAAGTGGGAAAAGATGAAAAGAGAAAATAATCAATTTAAAGCTAAAATATTATTTGGAGATAAAGCTGAGGAATTATATCCTAACTTATTTAAAGAAGAAAATAAAAGTAATGGGCAACAAGAACAAACCTTGGAAGGAGGAGAAGAAACTCTCTAAGAAGGATAAGAAGGATTTTGAGTATAAGCAAGTAAAAGACTTGATTAAGAAAGAGAAGTATAAAGCACTAGGTTATAAGAGAGTAAATAATAAAGAAAAGTATGAAGACTAAAATATTATGAAATACACTAAAGAAGATTATTTAAAATTAATAAATAAGACAGCTAGTATGGAAAGAACTCCAAATCCTCCTCCTATCATGTTTTTTGGTAGAGAAATGAAAAGGGTTTTTGATAATTTTTTAAATAATAAAGCAGAAGAGTTATTAGGAGATATACCTAAAACAGTAAACAATAAAGAAGCTTATGAAGACTAAAAATGAGATTGTAGATAGATTATATAAAGCAGGACATATATCCTTAGAAGAAGTATTAATATTATGTCAGGTAGAGCAAGTAGTTAATACACCTTATGTTCAACCTTATATACCTTTAACAACTTCTCCTTTACCTTGGACAACTACTTGTAGTAATGATAACCCTAAGATAGGAGAAAATAGTTGTTTGACAGTCAGTCAATTAAAGGGAGAAGAATAATTATTTTAAATTATTTTCTTAAAATTGGGACTAATGTCAGAAATTCCTCGTATAATTATTTAAAATAATTACATACTTTTTGAATATGTATTTGCCTATACTATAGGTAATTTTACATTACCTCAACTTAGTTAGGAAGTAAAGCATATTTACTAGAATCTTATAGAAGCATTGTGTACTATATACAATCACAGGTAGTAGCTAAGTTACTACCTTTATTTTTATAAATCTTTTGTAAAGTACATTTTACAAATTTTAATTTTTTTATTTTTTGTAAAGTATAATTTATATCTTTGCATTGTATAAATAAGAACCCTAGCAATAGGACATTTCTAATTTAATATAATTTTTGTTTTCACAGATACCTCTTAAGTCTTACTCAAGAGGTATTTTTTTTTATAAATTTTTTATAATTTTTTTTATTTTAAAGTGTATGTTGTTTTGATATCCCAATCAACAGTCCCCCTATCTCATAGCTTTGCCGGCAGGGGGTTCCTGTCATTAAACACAATTACCATGTCAAGAACAATTTCTGTACAACAGTTTATGTCTGAATTTTCATTTGTATCTATCATTCCTCAAATTAGAAGGAATGCTAATACATATGCATTTATCACATTTATGAATGCTGATAATGTGGCTACCAACATCTACTTTAGTGTAGGTGCAGCTGCCTTATTAACAGACACAACTGTTGTAAGTCGAGAGTTCCTTGAAGGTCATACAGTAACAATCTATCCTACACCTGATGGTGAGGAGAGGATTAAGTTGAGTAGGAAGGGAGATTCTCTTCGTATTAGCTTTGCTGACCTTTGGGGATAGTTGGTTAGGAGTCCTTCGGGACTCCAACCTTTTTTTAAATGGTGTAAGATGTTGCACTCTCTAACTAAAACTAGTGTAAGATAGTGCACTCTAGGAGCAATAACATTGCTTACTGATTGTGTAAGTGGTTGATAAAAGTTTAATTGTAATACAAGAGATTAGTTAATAACTAACACTTGCTTGTATAAAGATGATACAGTTTAATTTAAGAAGGATAAAGAATGAATCTTGGCGGATAATTCTCCTCAATAATTAAGTATTACAATTAAGTTTTTATTCATAAGTGATTGATAATCACTATAAACATATATCACTCAATATACAAGTATCAGCTATTCCTTGTATGTTGTTTTAATAAATAATTATAGCCAAACTTGTTCTCACAATTCCAATGAACTTAACTTACGAAGTAAAATTTTTAAATCTTCTTTCTACTGAAGATATTGTAGCACAGCTTGAGAAAATAGGTTTCAAAGTAGAAGTTACAAAAACAATAACTTCTGCTACTATAAACTTTTCTACAGATCAAGAACTATCTCTTAATGAAGTTCTTATAGTAGGAAATATTATAGGTCATATTGAAGCAGCAAAATATTAATTACAATACAGGGCTCTGTTCCTGCCTATGAAGTTATTCTGAATAGAATAATGGAGGTAAAAAAAATAACTATTGTAATTAAAACATTTGTTCTCTGGAAGCAAAGTAATCATCAACTGTATTTTCACATGCACGTTTAGGTTACTACGGCTATTAACTCTGAGAACAAATCTTCTTTACATTTAGTTGTAACTCAATCTATAGTTTTCTAGAAACTATTATAGATAAGAGTGCTAGATATCAAAAAGTGACTAGACTATTCTCACTTACCCTGTCAGGCATTATGGGGAAATGAATATGCCAAAATACAAGATACATCAACAAGCCTTGTATTACAACTAATATGTAAGATACAGTCCTAGCATGACTATAAACTGCTTTTGTTTTATGTTCAACAATTTAAAATAACTATGAAAACAATTGTTATAGAGCTGGAATCTCTTTAAACTTCCTAAGTGTTTACACGTCAGTCCTGACTTTAACTATAATTTGGCCAATTATAGGAATGGACTATAAAATTAAACTTGGCCTAATAAAGATCTTAAAAAACTCAATAACTTCTCAAGATGTTGAGAGCACCAGTTTCTTTGATAAAGAAATAACATAAGGAGGAATTGATGGGATATCTCTCCATAAAAAAGGAAAAACCTTATGTTATTTACCTTTACAACATTAAATCAAGCTATGTTGTTGTTTAGGTGACATTTTACAATTAGGGTTATCCTTGATTACTTATTGTATTAATCAAAGTTTTAGGTGTAAAACACAAAACAATTAATTAAGATATGAGAAATCTAACTTTAACAAAAGAACAGTGGAAAAGGTTTTCTGCTAATCTTACAAAACAGCACAGAATTTATTCTCTTATATACTCTATGGGTTATTATACTTGTAGAGTATTATATATAGGATAAGTTACAGGAATACAGGTAGTAATACTTGTATTCCTTTTATTATTAATTTACATTTTTAACAAACAAAACCAACAAACTTATGAATATTGAAAGTTTTAAAGAAAGATTAGTACATGGTGGAGATACTGAATTTACCACTACTTTACCTAATGGTTATAAATTAATAATCATGAAGTGTACTCCATCTATGTATGATGATGAAGATTTTAAGTTTGTATATTACGACTTAATTGTTTGTAATCCAAAATCATATGATCCATTTTCTTGTTCTTGTTTAAATGATGAATTAAAACAAGAGTATGGGTATTTCTGTAAAGATTTAAATAAAGTTTTAAGTGCTTGTGATAAAGTAGCACAATTACCTAAACTTTAGTTAAACTTATTATCAGGAGGTTTATTAACTTCCTGATAGTTTTATTATTTAAAGATGTTTCACACTAATCAAATTAAACAAAATGTACATCATCATCAACAGAACAACTAATACCTGTGTCAGACATGCAGGTGATTTTCCTAGTTTATATTTACATGAACGCTTAGATAGAGGTGATAGACTTATAGTTTTATCATTTTATTCTAAGACTATCAAAGTTCCCTACTTTACTCAATACAATGGTATTACAGAATGGGAATGGGAATCTTTTCCATTTGATAAGGAGACCTTAAAGAATTTTAACAAACAAGTAACCAATTAAAAAAGTAATGGATAAGTATAGATCTTTAGTAGCAGATATCTTTATAACAGCAGCTGCTACACTAACATTATTTGTTATAGTAATGAAACTATTAATATTAACAGTTAAGTTATGAAGAATGCTATTAAATTGCTCTTACTAGTAATTATTACTAGTAGCTGTGCTACACAATCTGATAGATATGTAGCACAAAAAAATCATGGTAATCCTCACTATAAAGGTTATAATTCTAATTATCCTTATAGAGCTCATGCAAGATGTAAATAAAGAACAAGAGTGGTGGTTTTACAGATCACCACTCATTAAGAAACAACTTCAACAGAAGTATTTTCCTGAGATTAATTATAATTTTCTCTCATTTTCTCAAATTAAAACAATTTACCAATATGAAAAACAACAACAGAGTCTGGGGCATAAAGTCCATAGCAATTAATGATATTAGAATATATACTATTTGCGTCAGAGTAAATAGTAATTCTATCACTCTATCAAGAGTTATTAATGATCCATTTTGGAAGACTAGACATACCTTAGGTATGTATAATGGTACTTCTAAACTGGAGTTTATGCACACTACATTAAATCTAGATGAGGCAATTAGTGCAATAAGTAGTCTTACTAAGATACTATTTGCACATAAGATTGCTAAGTCCTTACTCTCAGAATATACATTAGAAAATAATGTAAAGAATGAGATTATAAGAGATGTTATTTCTGAGGTGAATAAGATTCATAAAGAAGCAGCATCTTTACCTTTTGAGTATCCTCTTTTTTAAGAAAAGATATGATGAAAGTAGTATGCATTGATGCTAGTTGTAAGCCAGAGGAAGTACCAACTTCCTGTTGGATTGTTGAAGGACAGGAATATACTGTCCTTAAAGTTGGTAAGAACAAACTTACAAATGAAGAGTATTTTATACTCCAAGAAGTTCAGATTACTCCTCCTTATGGAGGTTATAAAGTAGATAGGTTTATCCTACCTCATCAAGATGCTGTTGAAGCTCAATATGAGTTACAAGCAATTAAATAACAAATTCAATATTCTTTTTAATATTTAATAATTTACAAATTCTTTTTAAAAAACAAATCTTATGTCAAAGTTTCAATTTTCTTATGATGCTGAAAGAGGTCAAAATGTAGCACAATTTCAAGCTAAGTTGTTAGATGTATCTCAAGAAACTGTAGGGCAGTTTCCAAGTGGTAAATACTATAGAGTAGGTACTCTTGAGTTTGAAAACAACTTAGGACAAACAGTACAAAGGTCTTGTATTATTAATGAGGGTAACTTCATTAAAGGTATGAGTGCTGGTAATACTTATCTTGCCTCTGCTATTATTAAAGATGGTTCAACAACTATTTTATTAGTTTGCTCACATCTTGTTGGTTCTACTAGAGCATCTGCTGATGACTTTGGTTTTGGAGATATGTCTGCTGTTAAAGCAAGCACAACTCCAGTAGTTAATGCTAATCCATTAGTAGTAGCTTAAATCAAACTTATAGGGAGAGAGAAATCTCTCCCTATTTTTATTTATTTATCTATTTATTTATTTTTTCACATTCTAAAGTTTAATATTATGACAAAAGTTAAAGATAATTCACACACAATCAACTTCTCAGAGAAACATCTCTGGAAACACAAGGATGGCTCAATGGAGCTTATTTCCACAATGCCAAACAAGAAGTTAACAGGTATAATATTACCTGAGATTCAAAAAAGACTAGAAGAGAAAAGGGCAAGTGTTGCTCTTTTCCAAGAGAAGTTGCAAGTTTGCAACGAAGTTCTTGTTAGTAGGGGTATCCTTACTCAACAAGAGAATGTTAATACTGCTATTATCAATGCTATTAAGAAGTTTCCAGTAGAGATTGTAGAACAAGCTCTAGAAGAAATGCTTGAGGCAGAGAGAATTAGAGTTAATAAGAATAGGGTGTAACAACCCTATTAAATAGTGAGGTAGCTTAATGGTTAAAGCCCTAAGATGTACTTAGAAGATTATAGGTTCAATTCCTGTCCTTACTACACGTTATTTTGGTTAATTGTGTAAAAATAGAAGTGTAAAATAGGAGGGATATTCTCTCCTATTTTCTTTTTTCTTATTAATCATATAAAAATATATGTAATTTGGTTTTTGATGTGTGAATAAGTTAGGGTATATTATCCTAACTTATTTTTTCTATATATTTGCCAAATGAATTTTGAATTTTACAAATATAAAAAAGAAGTTAAAAGGTTTGCTAAAAACAAATTGAAACTTAAAGATGAAGATTTAGATGATTTTGTAGAAGATGTATTGCTTAAAGCAACTCTTAAACAACATCTATTTGATAGTACTAAAAGTGCAGTAATAACTTGGATAAATAATATCTCAAGAAATCATTACATTGATAAGTATATTAGAAAGAAACATCCTGAGTGTGTAGATACTATACCAGAAAGATTAGAAGAAACTTCTAATGATAGTATAGACTTAAATAGTTTTAAAGAATATTTAATGGGTTCCTCATTATATATGTTTTTCTTACTGAAAAGTGAGGATACATCAATAGAAGATATCTGTAATGAGCTTCAGATATCTGTTAAAGAATACAAAAAGCTCTCTCAAGATTTAAAAGAAAAGTGGCATGATTATAATACTTAAATTTATTGTAGCCTTATTAGGCTTAAACTTTACTATTACAGGATTAGAGTTATATATCCTGTTTAGACATCAACAATCTTGGTTTAAGATTGTTGTTAACTTATTATGTGCTGCATCAGCAGTAGCATTATTTTTCTTATACTCTAATACATTACTAGATGAAGCAGATAGTAAACCTAAAGAAATTCAAAAAGATACTATTCAAAGTAAGGAAATACCTTACAAGAAATTCAAGGCTACATACTATAATCCAGTACAAGCTCAATGTGATGGTAACCCACTCATTACTGCAACAGGATATAGAATTAATATTGGAAAACTTAAGAAAGGAGAACTTAAAGTAGTAGCACTTTCTAGAGATTTACTAAAACAATATCCTTATAACTCTGAGATATATGTACATCAACCTGTACATCTTAGAGGTTGTTGGAGAGTAGAAGATACTATGAATAAGAGATTCTCTAATAGAATAGATTTCTTAGCTTATGGTAAAGTTGATGTAGACTCTGTTAAAATATTATGAAGCAAACAGCAGTAGAATGGCTTGTAGAGCAATTAACTCCTTCAATATCTTTACAAAGTAAGTATATACAAGAGTTTAAAGAACAAGCTCTAGCAATGGAGAAACAACAAATAGCTGATGCTATGCAGTTTACATATATGAATATAGAAGAAGATTTAATAGGAATTGATTATTTCTATGAGATAAGATTCAATGATGGAAAGAATATATGTCCTAATTGTAAGCAAGGAATATTAAGACTTGATAGGCCAGGAAAAATGGGATGTTCAGTTTGTTAAATTAAAAGCTATGATAAAACTTGACGAAAAGTCTAATGCTCAAGCTTGGGAATTAGAAGTTACTTGTAGAAATAAAAAATATCTTGATGAAGTAGTGAAAGCTATTTTAAAATATGGTATGATAAACTTTGAAGTAGAACTTGTAGAATGTCTTAGAAGTCATGAAGAATGGGATGGTAGATATACAGTATTAATATGGTGTAGTTGGTTTAATAATTTAGCTAATATTTCAAAAGATTTAGCTAAAATAGAAAATAAGTTTGAAAAAATATAGTATGAAACAAGAAACAGCAATTGAGTGGATGTTTGACAAGCTTCTTGAAGAAGGACCAAGTGGTGAATTACGTTGGCATTTGAAGTATGATATTTTTAAGATATTTGAACAAGCAAAAGAGATGGAGAAGAAGCAGATAATAGATGCTTTTGATGATGGCAAATCGGATGGTTATAAAACTGCAAGAGAATGGGATGAAATGGTTATATTTTCAAATGCAGAACAATACTACAACGAAACTTATGTCAAAAGCAAAATTTAAGTTTAATAGTGGTCTTGGTGCATTACTTTGCTCTAAGTGTAGAAAAATCATTAAGACTGGTCAAGAATTTACTCCTGATGAAGTTAAAGCAATAAAGGGAGAAATAAAATTAAATGCACAATACTGTAACAATTGTAAGAAATGATTCCACAAGAAAAAGCTTTACAACTATATAATGATGCATACAGTAGATGGGCTACTGAACTATCTCATGATAAGAATAAACTCATAGCTAAATCAATAGCTACATATGTTTGTGATGAGATATTAAACCACCATTCACAAGAGCAAGGATTATATAGAATTGATACATACTATTGGCAACAAATAAAACAAGAAATTGAGAAATTATGACACCTAAACAAAAAGCAGAAGAGTTATTTAATAAGTACTTTTCTGAAATAAGAATGCCATCAGATTGTGAAGGGTGTATGCAATGTGTTGATAGATGTGGTAATATGGTATCTATTGCAAAGAAATATGCATTAATTGCAGTTGATGAGATATTAGAAGAAGCATTAGGATTAGATGATAATGATTATCAATCAAAATATGATTATTGGCAAGAAGTTAAACAAGAGTTATTAAAGTTATGAGTACATATTATGGTAATGTAATATATGATGAAGATAGATATTATGCAGAGATATGGATAAGACGTAGTATTTTATCTTATCCTCTGTGTA